GATCACGCACCGAGTGCTATGGGCGCCGCGATTAAGAAGAAAAAGAATGAATCAGTAGAGCAAGTCGACGAGATCTCAAAAGACAAAGTTGGTCGTTATCTTAAGAAAGCAATGGTATCAACTTCTGATGCTGGTATGGATACAGCTAGCCAAGATAAAGACATCCGCAAAAGAGGTATTAATACTTTTGTGAAACGTCGTATGGGCGCATCAGATGCTGTCCGTAAACTAACCGGTAAAGCTCGTGTTGCAGCTACAGAAGGAGTTGAAGAAATGGCAAATTGGCCAATTTATAAAAGATTAATGGAAAAAGATGCGCATACAAAAGGTGCGACTGCTCCAGAAGAAATTGATTCAAAAGCATCTGGTAAAGAAAAAGAGTTCCGTGCTAAACACAAAACTGACACTGTCGATAATCCAGAAGCTTCTGGTGGAGATATTGCAAAAGCAACTAATGCTGCTCCATCAAAGAAAGCACGTCCTGGCGATAATCCACAGTCAGACAAAATGGAAAAGCCTGCAGATACAACGAAAGGATAAACTATGCCATTAAGAGGACCTAAAGGGGCCAAACCTACATTACGCGGATGGGTTAACCCAAAGACCGGTGAGCTTCTGAAAAGTCAAAGAATCTCTCAAGCGGATATTGATGAATGGAATGGTGTAGCTCCACAGCCTGCACCATCACCTGAACCAGAAGAAGTTCCAACAGATTGGAACGAAGATGGTACGATTGACGAGCTGGAAAGCATGACAAAAGCACAGCTTGAACAACTTGGTAGAGATCATGGTGTAGAGTTAGACCGTCGTAAAAATAAAGCAACGTTGATTGAAGAGCTACGTGAGATATTGCCTAAATAGGATAGAATAGTCCTATCTAAGGTGTATCATGGATTTTGAATTAACTGAAGAGAACTTTTATCTTTTTGCTGCTAAGAACTATTATAACCCGAAATATATTGATGTTGAAGAGTTCGAGGAAGATTTAAAAAGGTTTAAGTACGTAAAAAGATTATTGAATCGTTATTTGGAAACTGATCAGATTAATGAAAGATTAGTACTAAATCATTTGATAGTCATCTTTAATGCATTTGGTATTGAGGCCAGTTTAAAAATCTTAGAGCTAAGACTTAGCGATGAGCATTGGCCTCTTGTAAAACCTTTTTTAATATTTTTGAAATATATCCGTAATGATGAATATACAGGAATCGTGATGGATCCAACGATTGTTGATTTACTAAGGAAGATTTAATGGGTATTATTAAAGGTACCGCAGACTTAATTTATACTTTCCGATTCCTCAGGTTGCTTACAACTAATTTTGAGGATACTGAAGCATACAAAGCTGGTATCATCGATGCCAAAGGGAAACGTGTCAAATCTTTTGATTTGAATCTTATGGCAAATAGAGAAAAGTATAACGACTACTATACTCCTTTCCACCGTCTTGTTTTTAATATTAAAAAACTAATCCCAGGTGGAAAGATTGGTACATATGCCGCAGCGCTATATCTTATTAAAGAAAACTATAATGTGTCTGATAAGAAACTGGAAAAAGTTTTAAATAAAGTAGGCATTGATTCTCTTGACTTAATGACAGAAGGATCACGGTGGTTTGTACTTGAAGACCAGAGATTAACACCGGGGGCATATCGTGTCCGAGCAGAGAAGGTGTTAAACAAATCTATGGATGAAATGGTCAAAGAAAAAGATTGGGTAACTGTAAATGAAAATTGTTATCCAGTGGGGAATGTGTTTGGTATAGATATATATGAAGCAACTCATAAAAGAACCAGACAAAAAGTATACGTAACAATAGACGAGTTAATCTTATGAAAAAAGATATACGTCCAATGACTGAAGAAGAACGTAAACGCGCTGCAGAAAAATCTGAAAAGAACAGTGTTAATGAAGATGCTGCAGCTGTTAGTACTGCTTCCATTCCTAGTCCAGCGGATACCGCAATGGGTCCTCGGTTTAAACCAAAAAATGTTACTGACCGTAGACGCAAAAAACAAATGGTTCTACTAAAACGCTTTAGAAAGCATATGGAAGAAAATGGCTAAGGTATATTTGTTTCTATTTTTGGTATCACTAATGTCTGGCGTAGGTTACGCTGGATACTCTTACTATATGTGGTCACAAGAAACAATGAACACCTTACGTGAAAATAATGTTAAATTAAAAACAGCAGCTGAAACACTACAAAACACTGTAGAAAAAATGGCGGCTGATGCAAAAAAGAATGAACAATTAAACAAAGATCTTACTAAAAGATTGCAACAATCACAGGAACACCTAGACAAGTTAAGAGGCGTGTTCGCTAAGATTGACTTGACAATGGAGGCCCTGACAAATGCACAAGGACTTGAGGATAGAGTTAATGCCGCAGTTAACAAACTCATCAGTCGTATCGAAGATGAAACTACCCCTCCTTCTAATGAGCCCACTCCTACTGATGGGGTGTCTGGGGAGGACACCGGAACCGGAAGTAGTAGTAACGACTGAGTACCAAGAACAATCTATTCCTATTCAGGAACGGCCTAAGGCTGTTCAGTTCCCGCCTGTCGATTGGTTTGTGATTACTGAAGAAAATCTTGAAGAAAAGATCGCAGAAATTGATTCTAAAACTGGCAACACTGTCATGTTTGTTATAACTCCAAAAGGTTATGAGAATCTAGCTATAGGCATCGCTGAATTACGTCGTTACGTAAAAGATCAGCAAGCGATTATTGCTTATTACGAAGAAGCACTAACTCCAGAAGAGCCTACTCCACCCACTCCAGAAAATCAGTAGATTTATTATACCAGGTTTTCCCGATTTGTAAACCAGCTATATGTAGTTTTTTTATTGAAATATTTTACATATTTTGTAACAAAGATGGTTTACTAAAATCGCGTTCTTATATATAATCTTACTGTAATTAATCAACAACAATCAAGCATAGTGCCATAGAAACGATTTCTATGGTCAGGCTTTCTTACGCCTATTTTGGAGGAAAAATGCTTTTCGAAGAACAGATTTCACGAAAGCCCGATCTATACCCTTGGACAAAACAATTCATCGATGCCATATGGCAAGGCTTCTGGACACCAGATGAATTTAACTTCCGTTCAGACTATTCTCAATTTAAAACAGACCTAACAGAAGAAGAGCAGGAAGTTATTGTCCGTGCTTTGTCTGCTATTGGTCAAATTGAAGTAGCAGTGAAAACGTTCTGGGCAAACATCGGGGACCGTATGCCACACCCATCAATTCGTGACTTAGGATTTGCAATGGCTAACTCAGAAGTTATCCATAACCTGGCATATGAAAAATTACTTGACGTACTACACCTCACACACGTATTTGAAAAGAACTTAGAAGAAGAAGTAATTAAAGGACGTGTTAACTACCTTCGTAAATACCTAGACAAAACATATAGTGATGACAGGAAACAATACATCTACTCAATCATCCTATTTACTTTGTTTGTAGAAAATGTATCGTTGTTTAGCCAGTTCTATATCATCATGCACTTTAACCGTAACAAGGCGGTACTGAAAGACTGTGCACAACAGGTACAATACACTCGTAACGAAGAGATGCTTCATGCTCAGGTTGGTATTAAGTTTATCAATACTCTCCGTGAAGAATATCCTGAATTGTTTGACGATGAACTGGTTGAACGTATCCAAGAAGAGTGTATAGAATCTTTGGTAGCCGAATCTAAGGTAATCGATTGGATAATGAACGGGTATTCATCTGAGGGCCTCTCAAGCTCCATTCTCAAGAGCTTTATTGCTAAACGGATGAAAGACTCGATCGACCAAATTGGATTTGATTCCAGCAAAATTTATTACGACCAGCACCATATTAATCAGACATATTGGTTTGATGAAGAACTACTTGGTGCTAATATGACTGACTTCTTCCAGAAGCGGCCAGTTGAATATGCTAAAGGTAAAGGCATTACAGCAGACGATTTATTTTAAGGAAAGAGAATGATTGACACAACTCAAAATTGGTGGTGGGCCAATGAAGAATCCCGCCTATTCTTATCTCGAGGCTACATTGACGGAAACATGACTGTCGAGGAACGAGTCCGAGAAATCGCTAAAACAGCTGAACGTATTTTAGACATTGAAGGTTTTGGCGATAAGTTTTATCATTATATGAGTCGAGGCTTTTATTCTTTATCTTCTCCTGTTTGGTCAAACTTTGGTACTAAAAAAGGTTTGCCTATTTCTTGTAATGGTGTCTTTATCGAGGATTCAATTGAATCTATTCTAGGTAAAGTCGGTGAAGTTGGTATGCAAACCAAGATGGGTGCGGGAACGTCTGCGTACCTAGGCGCGATCCGTCCACGCGGGACACCGATTAATACAGGTGGGAAAGCAGATGGGCCGGTTCATTATGCTAATATGTTTGAAACAACTGTGGACATTATTAGCC